ATCTGTGCTCCTGTTATGGCAACCCTTCTTGAGACCGCTGCTCGCCTAACTGGCGGCATCGAGTCCTCTGACGCCCCAACTAACTTCGGTCCTGGCACTATCCAGTTCCGTGGCAAGTTCATGGGTCGTTACGATCTCTATGTCGATCCTCTCTACCCAGAGGGTGAGATGATGATGGGTTACAAGGGCTCCAGCCCAATGGACGGTGGCTTCATTTACGCCCCCTACATTCCATTCCAGGCACTACCCACCATCACCGATCCTGAGAGCTTCCAGCCCAGAAAGGGCATCCTTACCCGTTACGGTAAGGTAGCTGTTGCTCCTGCTTCTAGATTCTATAGAGTTATTAGAATGGTCGGAACTGACGGTATCACCGCTGGTCTAGATCAGAAATTGCCACTAAGCATCTGATCTTAGGTAGTTAAAAACTGCCCACTCCTCAAAATAAGGGGAGTGGGCAGTTTTTTTATTTAAAGCACTATATATAAGTATGAAGTATAAGTACAGAAGCACTTGTAGATTCAGTATGCTTCTTGATGTGGACGGAGATCTTATTCAGATACGACCCAATCAGATAATTGAATCAACATCTGAGTTGAACTACGAATACTTAAAAAGAATAGAGGAGAAACCCAAAAGGACTCCTGCTAAGAGAAAACCCAGGAGAAAGCTAAGTGGCAAGAATAGTTTACCCAAAAGTGACGGGGTACGGAAATAGTTTTTCAAACACTGCGAGTGATAATTTATCCGATCACACTTCTCCTGATGTTCAGGAGATAGACCTCGATAACCTTAATAAGACAACTCAAACAGATGTTGTTGAGTTTAGTAATTTTGAGGAACAAATCAGAAGCTATATACTAGCCAGCTTAGGTCACCCTGTAGTTAGAGTTGAGCTAAACGATCATCAGCTAAAGCTTTGTATAGATGAAGCTATAACAGAGCTTGATTATCACGCTCCTCATTTCACTAGACAATATGCAGCATTCCAGACGGAAGGTGGGTATAATCTATATGGAATCCCTAACTACATACTAAGAAACCTGACCTATGTAACTTTCAAAAAGACACTACTTAGCATACAATCTCAAGCTGGTACGCTTGAGTTCGATTTCTTTATAAAGTATTTCCAAGACAACTTTTTATTCGATAACTTTACCATCGGAGATTACTACCTTTTACAATCTACTTTGGAAACAACCAGAAGAGTTCTAGGACAAGACGGGGGATGGGACATCATAGATGGTCAGTTCCTACAGCTATACCCAGTTCCTTCAGTAACTGATGTGGCGATATTAGAATATCGTGCATTAAACTCTGTGACCATGACTCCAAAGATGAGGAACTGGGTACAGAAGTATTCTACTGCCTGCGCTAAGGAACTTCTTGGTCAGGTCAGAGGCAAGTTTGCCGTCGTTCCTGGGCCAGGAGGAGGAACACAGCTTAACGGAGCAGCCCTGCAACAACAGGCCATGCAGGAAAAACAAACTCTAAAAGATGAGTTAATCAATGAGGTTGAAGAACCTCCCATGTTTACCACAGGTTGATGGCTAAGAGATTTAAAGTTAACAGGCAGATGCAAGACCTTCCACAAGTGGAGGGTGCTACTCCTTTATCTTTTTATGATCCCAACAATCCAGATGTAAATTTATTCAACCTAGTTGACGATGAAATCATTAGGATATCTGGTTCACCTTTGCACTACTTCAAGTCGTTTGTTAGTGAAAACTTTGATGAGGTGTACTTAGAAGCTAGAAGTAAAACCATATCTTCAGAACCTATTAGAGTTCATGGACACTATGAGCCCTCTATAGTTGAAGAGGTGCTATCAAACTTTGGTATAGAGCTTACTAATGATCAAATGTTTGTATTCAATAAATCATATATTGAATCTCAGTTGAACAGAAGCCCTATGATAGGTGATCAAATAAAGCCAGAGTTTCAGAATCAGAAGTATGAGATAACAGAGGTTCAAGAAGATAGCTTTGAGATGTATGGAGTATACCATGTAGTATGCACTGCCAAGCTTCTCCGCGAAGATGAGCCGACACTTAACCAACCTGTTACTGATGTAGCAGATGATGTAGGGGGGTACTTAGATCTTGAATAACAGATACACGGAGAACTCAGGTACATACAAGCAATACTTAGCTAGTAACAGACAAACCCCTGACACTGGTAGGAACTATCTATTAAATAAAATTAATGAGTATTCCCAAGGGCTAGTAATAAACTCTACAGTGTATAAAGAGATCTTAAGGTCCTTGCTCTCCAGGGTCAAGCTTAGTTATGTAAATGCTCAGGACGAAAGCGTTCTAGTTAAAGTTCATCATGGCAGACAAGACAGAGCAGTAGCCAAAAAGTTTCAAGAGAACAACTTAATACTGCCTTACTCTACCATCTACCAGTCCGCTGTCCTCTCAGATGATGAAAAGAGAAGAACATCATCGTCTCTAATACATACAACGAAATGGGATGATGCATCACAAAGAGCCACTAGAGTTGTAACAACCCCTGATGTTCCTATAAAAGCAGAGTATACCCTGAGTATCTGGGCTAAGTATTTATCTGATATGGATCAGATCTCTTCTAAGATTAGATCAGAGTTTAACCCTAACATAATTCTAGAAACCCCTTTCTCCAAAGTTATACCTGCCTACATCAAAGAGGAGACAGATATATCTACGGCAGAGGTAGCCGACAAAGAGGACAGGTTGATTAGGAAGAATTTCATATTCGAGATCCAGACCTACATCCAGAGCCCTAAGTTCCAAGTAACCTCTACTGGTAAGATCACTCACCTAAACACCGAAATTTGGGTATAAATTTAATAAAATTGAAGGACTACCCATCTAAATACATTAGGAGATTATTATGAAATCCATAACGAACGAAAGCTTACAAGCATTTCAAATCTTTTTAAGATACCCCAAGGGTGTCCAAAGCATGTTTATCAAGCCCAAGGAAACCGTTGTGGTCCCTGGTTCTGCCATTACTCAACAGTGTGAGGTCATGGCTTCCAGAAAGATTTTAAAGATAAGAACCGTATAAGGAGAATAAAAAATGGCAACTTTTCTTAGCCCCGGAATTTATGTCGTAGAAAACGACAACAGCAACTACATCCCTTCACTAAACCCTAGTGTTGTCGGTATTGTTGGGTTCGCCACTAAAGGACCTACCAATGAAGCTACCTTAATAACTGATCAAGATAACCTAATTAGAACTTTCGGAGAACCATCCGAGGATATCGCTGGTCAGGGTCTAGAAGGTGCCATTGAAATTCTTGAAGCCACCAACTCACTCTACTTTGTAAGGGCTATTGATGGTGGTGCCGAAGCACTTACCGATGTTCAACTTGGTAGCTGTCCTGCTATAGTTTTTGGCACAGGTATCGGTGTAACCTCTGGTATGGAACTAGTGGTTAACGGCACAGATTCTGCTGGAAACGCTATCTTTGCTGCTGATAAAACTTACACTATCGCATCAGGTTACGACAGCACTTATGATTCACTTAAAGCAACCTTTGGAACACTGGCTAACAACAAACTAGCTGTTTATCAATCCGATAGCAGTGGTATGTTAGCTCTAACAACTCCTGGCTATAAATCAACCCTTTCTTTATCAGCAGGGTTTGTAGGTGATGGTATAGAGGATCTTATTCCATCAGGAGAGAGAGCACATCACCTAGCTTACTTTGATATGAGCGGTAATACACAGTCCTTCGTTTGGGCTGACACGGGTGTTCCATTAACCGAGGTGGTGACTAGCGGTATAACCTTAGACGCATCAAACCTTGCATACACTGTTGAAAGCTTGTACCCTGGAACGGGTTATAACTACCTAGTTAAATCTAATGGTGCTGTTAGAGGTAACAGCGTTACTGTTAGAGAGATTTATGGTGATAGAAGTGAACTCATAGTAAATGATCTAGGAGTTCAAGAAGAACTCTTCACTGTAACAGTTACAGGAGATGAGGACAGATTCGTAGAAACTGCTATTAACACAGGCAACACCGATGAAACCTCTGATTACATTAAGGGTTACTTTACTCTTACTGGAACTGATGTTGCTGCCACTGGCCTTACCACTGCTGCCTCAAAAATATCAACTCTTGCAACTGGGTTGGAGGGTAATCTTAAAGGAACTTATGGCGGAACTACTCAGGATGATGTTAACCCAAGATTCGTCAAGTTCCTCCCAGGAACCTACAA